GTCTTCTGCCCGCTTCTTTGCTTTGTTGAACGCTTCAAAGGCTGTGGCTGGCAGGGTTACGCGCATTTGTTTTCTAGTGTGTTTAATCATTTTACTGTGAACCTTGGAGGAAGGTCTGCCGTCGCTCTAAAAGCAACATTGTGTGCCACTTTTTATTGTTCGACCTGCCATAACGCTTTTCATTGCCTTTATTAAAGTGTACGTCTTTTGGCTTTACGGATAGCTTCCTTTGTCCCATCTTTGCGGAAACCAGCATATTCCTTAAATGATCCTGAGTACTTCCTGCGACAATTCCATAACCTGTTATCACGGTTTTCATAAATTCATGTACGCTTTGCTCTGTATAATCTCTACAAGCCATAGCTATTATTGCTGTCACCTGGGATTTAGATATTACCGTGTTTATTCTCTTTACGTTTCCTGTGCCCAAGAGGATGCCTTTGTTATTTCATCTTTGTTTTGTCATAATAGTCAAATGTTGCTGACTCAGTGTAGTGCTTGGCATAACTTGCAGAAGTGGACGCTCTCGCCCAGTCGTTTAACTGCGTCTTGTCATGCGCTATCATAATCCTGAGTGAAGCCGCAATAGACGCGGACTCCTGCGGGTTTACGTTTCTCTCCATAGCTAAATAATCACCGCTTGTTCTTTTTACACCTTTGTCTACGGTCTTTTTTGCTATTTCGTCCATGACAAAAATATCAGTAAGTATTGACTTCCCGGCTTCAACGCAAGCAGTAAGCCTGTTGTGGCCATCGTACAAAGTTCCGTCTGCAAGAAACCTTATCCTATCACCGTTATGCCGCCACTCCCCAGCCAAGATATCAGCCTTGATTGCCTCAAGGTTTGATGACCTCATCTTTCTGTTACCCTTGCTTTTTGCCAGCCACTCTGCGGCCATTTGCGGAGTAACCAATACTTTGTCTGCTGTAAATGTCATAATGCTTTCCTTGGTCTGGTTTAATTTCATGCGCCTCTCACAACGCAAACCCAGATTATCTATATTGCCGCCTGCTGTCAACAGTTCGCGGCATTTTTTATTATTGCTGTCGTATGTTGTTGCAATTAGAAGTCACCCACAAAAAAGCAGGAAAAGCTCTAAGCCGTTCCTGCACACACTAAGATCACTTCGTTGCTTGCGCCGCCAAATCGGCTGATCTATCCCGGCTTTCTATCAAATGACTATGCATAGCCGCTAGCGTATCTTCATTGCGCTCAATGTAAGGCACGTCGTCTGCAATGTCGCCCTGCTCGCTGCCTTTGTTGCGCCAATTGACATACGCCCTAGACATTTCCATCAGCATCTGCGCATCCCAGCTAGAAAGCCATGATCCTGTTAGCCGGATGTAGCTCTCGATCTCTTGCCAGCTAGTCGGGCTGATTGACATACTCCCCTGCCCAACTAGCCCTAACTCTTGCACTGCGCTTGCCAGGTACTCCAGCCCCCTGATCTCAGGGGTGCAAGTGTAGGGATGCCCTTCGCCGTACTGCTCGTAACGATTGCGCTTGTCCTCTTTGCGCGCCCGCTGTGGTACTGAGTGCATCCATCCAATCTGTCCAGCCCAGAGCTTTAATCTGTCTCGGCCAGCTGAGTAAAATTTTCCTGATTCATCACCCAGCGCAAAGCTTGCATACGGATGTCTTTGTACTTGACAAACATATCAATCAGCGCGGCTTCGTCAGCGTCTTGATAGCCGGGAATGTTCTCGGTTTCCAGCGTCATCCGCGCAAACAGGTTTGCATCTTCGCGGGCAATTTCTTTTGCCGTGCGTGTGTCTTTCTTGCCGCTACCCTTCATTGCTTTGCGCTGGAATGCTGTCCATGTGCCGGAGTCTGGGCCTTTGAGCTTGATGCGTAGGGGTTTGTCTGTGCCTTTTTCGGCATACGCCAAATCGCCATCAGTGCCGGGCTTGGTTAGATGCAACCACGAGCCGGTTTCAGATGCTGATTCGGTGTCAAACATTTGTAGAATATTGGATTCGTCTTTTGCGAGTTTCATATCTCATGCCTTGCGATAAGCATCCGGGATTTAGGTTGACGGGCAGGCGGTGGATGAAGCCGCTTTTCGGTTGCCCTAGCCCGTCAAAACTGGTTAAAACTTAAGACGCTGCAACGCGCACAATAACCGTGTTGATTTCTAGGTTTGCGGTTGATCCTACCATGCTGTTGGCGGAACCTGGGGCCTTGGTGTAGCTGAAGATTCGGGCGCTGTAAAAGTCAACAGAGCCGTCTTGATACTCAATCTTTACAGCGTGCTGCTGGTTTTTGGTTGAGCCTTCAGTGCCATCTTTGAGGACCGTCTGGCCAGCGTCTTCGGAGTCGAAGTTAAGGCCAACTGACTGACTGCCGTTGTTGATAAAGCCTTTAAACTTCTCAGTCACGCCAGTAGCAAGAGGGTTTGATTCTACGACCTGAACGGTTGGGCCATATTCGGGCAGGTCAATAACTCCGCCAACAAGGACAAAAGTCATTGCATCGTAACCGGCTTCGTCAAAGGTTGCGGGGTCACCCGCTACTATAGAAAAGATCGTGCCTGTACTGGTGATTTGCGGCATTGCTGTGCTCCAAATTTGGATAATTCGTCATCACGACGGGCAGTCCTAGAAACTGCTGAGGGTAGTATAGCACATGCGCGGGCGAGGAAAATAGCGTAGCTCTAGACGCAAAAAACCCCACATAAGCAGGGCAGATAAAACAGGGCGTCATCACGACGAGCCAAGCAAGCATTCTAACCTGTATATGGAATGGTGACAATAACCGCCAGTCGATCATCCTCAGGCTGTATCTCAAAGCTGTACGGATTGCGCTGCACTCGAACCAGTCCTGTGATTGTCGCGTTCTTCAAGAATGCCGCCTTGACCTCATCCGCTGCCCTGCTGGTTACGATATAAGCGCCGGGTCCGGGCCTGTTAAACACGGACACCTGAAACAAACCCTGAGGTACTGTTTCGTCTGTTGGGGCTAAGCCATTGTCTATGCCGGTGTTAGGCATGACCATAAGCTCTAGCCACACTCCTGAGTTTGGCGGCGTAAATTCTTGGCCGGGATAGGAAATGGGATAGCCGAGAGATTCAGCCGCAAGCTTTGTGAACAGGGCTTGTGCTATTGCTGTATTAGTTGGTGTTGGCATGATTTATTCCCGCATCTTCAAAGTAAGAAAAATGTTATGCGTTCCATCGGCACAAGGCCAAATTTCATAACCAAGAACCCCCCGGCAATTCTTCACCGTTTGGCGCATAAACTTTTGCAAATATTCCAGCTGAGCAGTCCGCTAGAACAAGTTTATAGCTTTTAGATTGAGCCAAAGCTATGCGCTGCTTTTTTGCGCTCCCTTGTCGGATTTTATTAACAATCTTTGCAAACAGGGATTGCGATGCTGTGTTAGTTGTGCTCATGGTTCCCCCGGCGAATCCGCTTCATTATCCGATCAATCCCGCTGCAAACTTTCTTTGCCGGGAAATTTTCTACCCTGTAAGCGCCTTCAATTCCTTCAAAGTTTTCAAGGTTGCTGACCTCTACTGTAAACTGTGCCTGTACGATGCAATCTGGAAGCATCTCTATGTTTATTCTGGTCACGCCTTTAATCTCGTGGCCAGATTCGGTAAAAACCTTTGTGCCCCATGATGATTTTGGACCCTTGCCCTCTGGCAAAACCACTTTGATAGTCATCCGCCTACCCTCGCTCTAACTTTTTGCGCCGATTTATCGACGATCTGCTGCCAGTTTTGTGCTGCTGATCTTAAAAAGCTGTAACGCACCTCCATGTATATTGCGTAATTTGCAGCCCATCCGAATACAACCTGGTCGCCAATCTTGGCCCGGTTTATCACAATGCTAATTGGCCCGGCAGCGTACGCTGAACTTCCGTTGCCGCTCGGTATCTTGTTCACGTCTGCGGAAAAGCTGTTTCGAAGAAAGCCGGTGTCTACGGGCAACTTACCCCCCTTGGCTCTAGGCGTCTGCACCTCGCGGGCTATGTCCTGTGCGGCTGTCTTAAAGACGGCATCTAACCTAGCCTGCGTCTTTGCTGCCCACTCGCTTACTGTTACGTTAGCCAAACCCTTCCACCTTAGCGACACGCGCCCCAAAATCAATTTCAACAACCTGAATACACCGGCACTGGATAGTTTCAGCAGCCGGCCCGCTTGGATCACCTGGATACATCAATGCAGACCCGCCCACACTGAACGGCTGATCAAACGCCCGCTTTTGCCCATCTGCTATTGCGTGTGTT